GCTTGTGAAAATGGTGAATGTGTCGTCTACGAAGAATCTGACAAAGCAAAGTATATCAAACTCCTCGGAGAATATATTAGAAAGTTTGTTGGAGATAAATTGGAGCTCTATGGAAACGAATAAAGAATTAGAAAAAGCAATTGAGAGTAAATTCTTAACTCCTCAAAAATTTGCTATTGAAATAGAAACTATTGTAGCAAATGAAGAACTCAATTATATTGATGCTATCTGTCATTATTGTGAAATTAATGCATTGGAGATTGAATCAGTAACAAAATTGGTATCTAAACCTCTTAAGGAGAAATTAAAATATGATGCCCAAGAACTTAATTTTATGAAAAAAACTTCTAGAGCTAGATTGCCCTTATAATGGAAACCCTTGAAGGAATTGCCTACACAAAACCTTTTCCTCATTTAATTATAAAAAATTTTTATAATGAAAATGAATTAAAATTAATTTGGGAAGAACTTAATTTTTATACTAAACCAGGAAAATTTTTAGACGCAAAGTATTTTGGCGGAGTTGTAGGTAAAACTAATTCACATGCTTTAGCATTAGATAGTGTTTATCGTGAAGAATATAGAAATTTATCTAATATTCTAACAGTTAATAGAAAATTATTTGACACTGAACTTCTAAAAACATTTTCCGACATAGATGATTGTTGTAGTATAGCTCTTACTTCTAATTGGGACATTACTAAAGTTAGGTATTATCATGATAATGAATATTATGAGCCTCATATTGATAATGATTTTCAATTTTTAGCATTTTCTTACTTTTACAAAGAACCTAAAAAATTTGATGGTGGCGAAATCTATTTTCCCAAGTATAATTATGAATATGAGTGTGATAATAATTCTATGATAATATTACCAGGTTGGGTTAAACATGGTGTGAAAAAAGTAAGTATAAATGATTCTGCTTATTATGATGGTTATGGGAGATATTGTATCTCCAGTTTTTTTGGAAATAAAGGTTAATGAAAGTGACACCGTTTGAGACTTATAGAACTTATCTTTCTATGAAAAGTCATTTTACTAATCCTAAGTATGACTTTATAAAGTATGGTGGTAAGTCAAGAGCCACCATGACATCCTTTAATAAACGAAAGGATAAGTATTGGTTTGAGAAAACTTCAAGAAAGTATTCAGATCAAGAGATCATAGATTTTCTTTTAGCAAATTTTGTATCTACAGACAATCCTCAAAACCTCTGGATTGGGGAAATTATTAATTCAGGAGAAAGAAATTATTCACAATGGATGAAACGAAAGCAGAGTTTGACTTACTTGTTCAAAGAACAAAGCAACGAATTACTATTTCAGCAAGACTTGAAAGAAGTATTCAATTGCTCCAAAGGCCATCCCCCTTTGCTAAAAAAATATCTGGGTGGGGAGATTTCGTTAGAAACGCTTACAATACTGGAAAAAGTCTTTTCTTTCAGAAAAGAATTTGATAAGAAGTTAAAAGATCCAGTGTGGGAAACCGTCAGTATGAAGATTAAAAAGTACATACCTTTTCTAAATATTAATGTGTTCCACTATAAAAAAATATTAAGGGAATTAATCAATGAGTGATTTTTTTGAATCTGAAATTGTTCGTGAGGAAATGGAAGATATCCATGAACTCCAGCAAGAAATTTATGGCCAATTAATGAATATTAATGACCTACCACATGAAAAAAAGAAGGAACATATTGACCAATTGATGGAATTGTTAGATAAGCAACGTGTGATGTATGCAAGATTGTCTCTTTCAGACGATCCAAAAGCAATTGAATTAAAAGATCAATTGCAAAAATCAGTAGTTCTAATGGGTTTCCCAGAAGACACTGATATCCGCACATTGTTTGACCATATGTACGACACTATAAAGTCACTTGATAAATTTGTTGACAAGTGATAGATGATCTGTTATAATACTTTTGTTGGGTTGACGAACTCAACGGGGAGTGACTGAATAAACTTTCTGGCATATAGCTGGTTAAGGTGACGAGACACAGGTGGTGCTGCTACTCGCAAGAGTAGAATCGACTTACCAGTCGGGTCTCAGGCAAGGACGTAAAATTTACTACTGTAGTAATGCCCGTTCTTTGTTGGTAATACAGAAACCCAACCTCCCACCCCACTCTAAATAATGAGAAACAAAATCATGAATAGAGGAAAATTAAAAGTTTTAATCATGGCTCTTAAAGAAGTCGTAGAAGAATTGGAGTCTGAAATCTATTCAGATGTAGAAGCATACCAATCAGTTCCTGTAGGAGACTATGAAGAAGTTTTTGAAGACGATGATGGATACCCAGACTAATGAGTAAGGATATTAATTTGATCAGTGTCACTCCTGATGCTGAACAACACATGGCATACGTTGCTCGTGTTTCTAACCCTAAGAACCAAGACAATGATAAGTTCTCAGGGTTATTAAAGTATTGCATCAAGCACGGTCACTGGAGTGTCTTTGAGCAAGCATACATGACTGTTGAGATCAATACTACAAGAGGTATTGCGGCACAGATACTAAGGCATAGGAGTTTTACATACCAAGAGTTCTCTCAAAGGTATGCTGATAGTAATCTTCTAGGTGAAATAGAATTGCCTGAACTCCGTAGACAAGATGATAAGAATAGGCAGAATAGTATTGATGATCTAGATCCAGAGATGGTTGATAAGTTTAATAGACAGATGAATACTTTGTTCAGTTCTGCGTTTGGTTTATATAATCAGATGTTAAAGGCAGGTGTTGCTAAAGAATGTGCAAGGTTTGTTCTTCCTCTTGCTACACCAACACGCATATACATGACTGGTTCTTGTCGTTCATGGATTCATTATATTAATCTACGTTCTGCACATGGAACACAGAAAGAGCATATGGATATAGCAAATGGTTGTAAGGATATTTTTGTGAAACAATTTCCTGCAGTGTCTGAAGCACTTGAGTGGGACTAAATAATTTTACACATCATTAAAATCTATGGCAACATACCCTGTTATAAACAAAGAAACTGGTGAAGAGAAGGAAGTGAGAATGAGTATCCATGATTGGGATCAGTGGAAGACTGATAATCCTGATTGGGAAAGATACTTTACTCCTGAAAATTCTCCAAGTCTGGGAGTTGAAGTTGGTGAGTGGAGAGATAAATTAGTTAATAGAAATCCTGGATGGGGTGAGGTACTAAAGAAAGCAGATAAATCTGGAGGTATCTCTGGAAGATTAGCTAAGAAAGGATCTTACGAATCTCAAACCCAATCTGCTTTTGATATAGACTAACATGACATCCAAATCTAAAAATCGTAAGATAGTTGTTCCATATGGAATGAGTAACAAGCAAATGAAAAGAAAGAAACCTATTAATACGGACTTGATGAGGGCAATCACTCCTCTAACTCCAAACCAAGAAGAATTATTTCGTTGCTATGAGAACAATCAGAACCTAGTTGCATATGGATGTGCAGGTACTGGTAAGACATTTGTAACTCTTTATAATGCACTTAGAGATGTTCTAGATCCTAAGACACCATATGAGAAGATTTATATTGTAAGATCATTAGTATCTACCAGAGAGATTGGATTCTTACCTGGTGACCATGAAGATAAGTCATCACTATATCAAATACCATATAAGAATATGGTAAAGTTTATGTTTGAGATGCCAAGTGAAGCAGACTTTGAGATGCTTTATGGAAATCTTAAAACACAAGGAACTATATCATTCTGGAGTACATCATTCATTCGTGGTACAACATTAGATAAAGCAATTGTTATTGTTGATGAGTATCAAAACTTGAATTTTCATGAGTTGGATAGTATAATAACAAGAGTTGGTCAAGATTCTAAGATCATGTTCTGTGGTGATGCTACTCAATCTGATCTAGTTAAGACTAATGAAAAAAATGGTGTGATTGATTTTATGAAGATCCTTCGCATCATGCCGTCCGTTGATATTGTTGAGTTCGGAGTTGAAGATATTGTTCGTTCTGGATTTGTCAAGGAGTACCTCTTAGCTAAATTAGAAACTACATTATGACTTATGGTTTATGATTTATATAAATTTGAAACAATATTACCAATTTTTTCAACAATTCTTGATGGTCATGTTGAACTTAACAAATATTTGAAAGAAATTATTCTTGAACATAGAAAAGAATATCCACAATCTAATGTAAGTAATGTACGAGCATGGCACAGTGATTGGCATACTCATAAATTAAATCCAAAGTTTAAACCATTCTGTGATATGGTAGCTGATCAGTGTACATTGGTTGGTAAAAATTATTATGGTGGTAATTACAAATATGATGTTGAGACTATGTGGGCAATGATGTATGAATTTGGTGAACATACTGTTAAACATGTTCATTTTCCAAACACTTTTGCCGCTTCATATTATATTGAAGTAGGATCTAAATCCTCTCCAATTGTTTTTGAAAATAATCTGATTGGGAGTGATCCATCATTGACTATTCAACCTAAAAATGGTATGCTTTTAATATGGCCTGCGTTTATACCTCATATGGTTTTGCCTACCCAAAGTAAAAGGATGGCAATTTCTTTGAATTTATCTCCTTCAAAATATGTTCCGCAAGGATCTCAAAGGAGATACAATGATTTTTGAACATTGCAATTACTTAGGTGACATTGAATTAGAAAAGAAAGAAACTCCTGGTTGTAGATTGTATCAACTTCCTGATGGTAGTTGGGTTCCTTCTATTACTTCAGTCACTTCCTTTTATAACCGTCAGATTTTTATCAATTGGCGTAAGAGAATTGGTATTGAAGAAGCAAATCGTATCACCAAGAAAGCAACAACTCGTGGAACTGATTTTCATGAAGCAGTTGAGGTGTATATGAGGAACAATGAAATTGATTGGGAGCAGTTCAGACCTGCCACCAAGTTTATGTTTCATCATGCCAAACCTTATTTGGATAAGATAAATAACATACATGCTATAGAAAGAACCCTTTACTCTCCCTGTCAAGAAATTAATTACTATTATGGTCACACCTGGTGGTGAAGTAAAAGTATTTGACAAAAGAAATAAAGGGGACTATATTAAATTATTAGTAAGGTATATAAAAGAGTTTGTATCTAACAGTACTAGGAGACAGGATGGAGAATGAACTAGAGAAGGTATTGAAGAGTAAGTTCTTCTCCTCTGCTGGATTTGCACAAGAAATTGAAACTTTAGTGCAAGTAAATAAAGACATGAATTATATCGATGCTATCATTCACTTTTGTGAAAAGAATAGTATTGATTTAGAATCAGTTCCTAAACTAATTCCTAAACCATTAAAGGAAAAAATTAAGTATGAAGCATCAGAACTTAATTTTCTAAAGAGAAGTTCACGAGCAAAACTGCCACTATGACATCAGATCCTGACGACAATCCTTTTTGGGGGGAGCCTACTCCCACTGATCTATGGGAGGATATGGATAAACTTAATAAGTTATATGAAAAATTGGATTGGAGTCATAGAGATTACTTAGAGATTGCTATCGAAGGCAATCATATTACTATTAGAAATAAATCTAAGGAGGGTAGATGATTGACTATTTAAATTATGGTAAGCAAGTTCAGAGTATTCCGAAAGAACCACAATCAAAGATTAAAATATGTATACCACAATCAAGTCATGGATGGTTGGAGTATAAATTAAATCAAACGGAACTTAATTATCTATGGAGTTGTGTAAATCATAAAGAAAATGAGTATACACAGTATCTTGTAGGAAATATAGATTCTAGTTTTTTGTTGGAAGATAAAAATAATTGGTTCTTTAATAATACTATTACACCTTTGATAAATCATTATGAGAACACGTTTGGGTATCAAGCACAGAAAGTTCCTATTTTTACAGATAAAGATGAGGTAGAATTTCATATGCTAAATTGGTGGGTAAATTATCAAAAACAATATGAGTTCAATCCATTGCATAAACATGATGGTGTATATTCATTTGTTATTTGGTTAAAGATTCCTTATGAGTGGGAAGAGCAAAATAAAGATAATAAATCAAGAGCAAGGGATAAGGGAACTTTTTCTTTTCAATACACTAATATGTTTGGAGAACTGCTCAATACTGATTATAAATTAGGTAAAAAACATGAGGGAACTATGCTTTTATTTCCTTCTAGATTAAATCATGAAGTGCATCCTTTTTATAATTGTGAAGAGGAGAGGATAAGTATTTCTGGTAATATATTACTAAAAATATGATGCCTTTTGATGCCTATCGTTGTTATCTCTCTTTAAAAAATCACTTTACTAAAGACCACTACGATTATCATAAATATCGTGGTAAAACCAGAGCAACTGTTCAAGCCTTTTATAAGAGGAAGGATAGGTTTTGGTTTGAGAAGTTTGCAAGATCAAAGAATGATAAAGAAGTAGAAGAGTTCTTTGTATCTAACTTTATATACTCTACTGATCCTGCAACTATGTGGATTGGTGAGATGATAAAGGAAGGAGATGGGAGGTATACTGAATGGAAGAAAAAGGTTCAGTCACTTTCTTATATCTTTAAGGAGGAAACGGAGAGTGTATTTGATAATAGGAAGGTTGATGATGTGTTTAATTGTTCAAAAGGACACCCACCAATTCTTAAAAGTTATCTAGGGGGTAGCACATCACTTGAAAGTATGGTAATATATGATATAATATTAGGATATGGAAAGGATTTTGATAAACGACTGAATGATCCTGTGTGGGAAACCGTCAGTCGTAAGATTAAAAAATATAAACCTTTCCTAAATATTAATGTACCCCATTACAAAAAAATCTTAAAGGAGGTTGTCATCCATGGCTCTTGAAAATGCTGAAGTACTTAGTGAATTGAAAGAACGATATACTACTATCGTTGAACAACTTAATGAATTATCCAACACTCGTGTTAAAATACAGGGTGCTATAGACGTGCTTCAACAAATTGAAGATAGTAAAGAACAGGAGGCACAAGCTGCCACCAAAAGCGAAGTCGTCGTGGGCGAAGAGTCTAGCGTCGATGGCGAACCCTCTGACGGGACCGATTCCAGCGACGGTGACTCTGGAGCAAATGAGGAATAGATGAGTTTTTTTCAATCAGATGTAGTTCGTGCGGAGATGGTAGAGATTAGTGAACTTCAAGAAGAAGTTTATTCTAATGTCTTTAAGTTTCCTTCGATGACAAAGGAAGATCAG